TATGCTAACTCAGTTGCCATTGAGTATTTAGAGGGATTGAGTTCCCTCTTTTTTTGTGAGAAAATAGCACAAACTTCACAGGGATAGCTATGCACGGACTACTCGCACCTGCTGTAAAAATTGAGATAGAGATACAAAGCCAAGAGAAAAGTGGTGAGGCTTGTCCAGTTGCCACAGGTAATGTTGAGGTCAATCTTGAGTGTCGTCAGAAGGCGATTGACAAGGCGAATTACGGCCCAATGAACCCCAATGAGCCAAACGCTGATTATTGGCGTGAAGTCTCTAAGGTATGGCGAAACTCTCCCGAACAGGCTAAAAAGTCTCGTTGCGGAAACTGCGCTGCCTTTATCCAGACCCCTAAGATGCTTGCTTGCATTGAATCAGGCTTAGAGATGGGCGACAACGAGATGGACGCATGGGAAGTCATTGACGCTGGCGACTTAGGTTACTGCGAAGTGTTTGATTTTAAGTGTGCTTCCAAGAGGACTTGTGAGGCATGGATTAGTGGTGGGCCGATTACTGAAGATTCCGAAAAAATGTCTGAAACTATGGGAGAAGACAATGGGGACGACTAATATGCAAGCGGCTGAGATGATGGGTCTTTATCCAAGTCTCAAAAAGAAACCTGCACCTAAACCCATGCCTGTGCGTGGTGAGCGTACTGCAAAGAACAAAGCAAAGAAGCCTAAAAAATGATGGGCTTGTACAGTAATATCGCTGCGAAGAAGAAGCGGATAGAGGCTCAGAAAGCAGCAGGGAAGACCCCAGAGCGTATGCGTAAGGTAGGCTCAAAGGGTGCGCCTACTGCTGATGCTTTTAAACAAGCAGCTAAGACTGCTAAAAAGAAATGATTAAACGAGGCTCTGAGCAGTTTTCTGGCTATAACAAGCCCAAAGCTACTCCTAGCCATCCCACTAAGTCTCACGCTGTTTTAGCTAAGAGTGGTGAGGATGTAAAGCTAATTCGCTTTGGTCAACAAGGGGCTAAAGGCTCACCTGATGGCACGAAGCGTAACGAAGCGTTTAAGGCTCGTCACGCTGAGAACATTGCTAAAGGTAAGATGAGTGCAGCGTGGTGGGCTAACAAGGTTAAATGGTGAACAACATGAAAATGACAAAAGCTGGTCAGAAGAAAGTTGGCAAGGTCATGGGTGAGTACAAAGAAGGCACTCTGCACTCAGGTAAAGGCGGTAAGGTTGTTAAGAATCCCAAACAGGCGATAGCGATTGCTATTAGCGAAGGTGCTAAACAGATGGGCAGATACAAAGGTAAATAATCATGGCAGACTTAGGTGCAGCCTTTGGATTTTATCCACAGCTAAACAGGCGCAGACAGGGTAGCCCTGCTGATTCTGCTAATCTGCCTGTTGACGTTCTAAGGGGACGTTTAGCGGGTTTGCTAGGCTTACCTGCTGACATTGCTAATTTACTTAGGTCACCCAGCCCCACAGAGATGTTTGGTGATGTTAGTTACGAAGCACCAGCGCAGTTTCCTTACACAACAGAAAAGTTTTTAAAAGATTTACCACTTGCGCCTACGTCAAGAGTTGGTGAGGCAGCAGGTAAAGCAGCGTCATTTGTTCCGCTAAACCCAATGCCAGCCGTTAGGGGTGTGCAAAAGATTGGTCAAATGGCTGGTGAGGAACTGGCGGCTACGATGATGGGTCAGCGTCCTAATAGCATGATGAGCAAGGTAGTTCCACAGCCATTGTTTGCTGTTGCCCCAGAGCAAGGATTGTTATCTACTAAGGTAGAGCCTATTGAAAGCCTATTGCAGACTAAGCCACAAGCACCAGTTTCTGACATTGGTTTCTATTCCGCTACTGAGCAAGCAGCGTTAAATTTAGGTAGAAACAAGGGAACTGGTCAATCTTTCATTAACGACTTGATGAAAGCACCTGATGTTAAGAAGGAAGAACTGCAATTCACAGGATTGGAAGATTTCCTAAGAGATAAACCTAATGTTACCAAGCAAGAAGTTCAAAACTTTTTGGCTAATAATCGTGTTGATGTTAAAGAGGTAACTTTAGGCGCACAGCCAATTCAAGACCCAGTAGGAATTTCTAAAAGAAAAGAAATATTTGATAAATACGAGCCACAAATTCAGGCTTTAGATAATGAAATTTCTCAATACAACAAATCATTAGATGACCAAATAATGGTTGCTAGAGATAAATTTGCTGATGCTCATGCAAGATTAAATACTCAAGGTTATCTGCCTACTGCACAAGATTATCAAGCGTACAATTTGGCAGATGCAGAATTACAAAAAGTTCGTTTATTGCCTCGTTATCGTAACGAATTTAGAGATAAACAAAATGCTTTGTTAGATGCTAGAGATGCTGAAGCAAATGCCGCTTATATTGTTCCAGAATCAATACCAACTAATTTTGGGAAATATACATTAGAAGGTGGTGAAAATTATCGTGAGATTTTGCTTACATTACCAGAGGCAATGCCTAATCCTGCAAAAGAAATACAGCAATATACAAAACGCATGGAAACTATGCGTGAATTACAAAATGAATTTGCTAATGCAGGCGATATGGAAAAAGCTATTTCATTTGCATCAAAAGCAGATGATTTACAAGCATATATTAAGCAATTAGAAAAAATACCTGTTACTAGGCAAACAGAAAATTTCCAATCATCTCACTTTGACCAGCCTAACATCTTAGCCCACATGAGGGTGAATGACCGAGTAGATGCTGATGGTAAGAGGATGCTATTGGTTGAGGAAATTCAATCAGACTGGCATCAAGCTGGTCGTGAAAAAGGCTATAAAACCAAAGAAAGTTTGGAGAAATGGTACAACCAAAACAAACTTGCTGATGACCCAGATTTTGCGAGCTTAAATAGCGAACAAAGAAGCGTTATTGAACAAAACAGAAACGCTGGCATGGGTGGCGACAATGCAGTACCAGACGCACCATTTAAAGACACATGGTATCAATTAGCACTCAAGCGACTAACCAAGTACGCTGCCGACAATGGCTACGAGCGTATTGGATTAACTACTGGCAAACAACAAGCGTCACGTTTTGATTTAAGTAAACAGGTAGATGAGATTGCTGTGCCAATGGTAAATGAAGATGGTTCAAGGTCTGTAAGAATTGACCCAACATCAGGTACAAGCATTAAGTTAATGGTAGATGATAAAGGCATTGTTACTGGCTATGGCGCAGGTTCTACACAGTTTAGCGGTAAAAAACTAAGTGAAGTCATTGGTAAAGACATTGCTGACAAAGTAATGAAAGCCGATGCAGACACTAAGTTTACTGGACTAGATTTAAGCGTTGGTGGCGAAGGAATGAAGAAATACTATGACGAGATTTATCCTAAGTTTTTGGATAAGTACGGCAAAAAGTATGGTGCAAGCGTAGGTGAAACACAGATAACGACAGATTACGCTAGGGATGCAAGCGGGATTCCTGCACAGCGTCCATCAAAAGAAACAATCCGCTACTTAGACATTACTCCTCAAATGAAAGAGGGAACATCTAAGGGTCAACCCTTATTTGCTGCTACTCCGTTATTACCAGCAACAAGCCTACTAGACGAAGAAAAACGCAAAGAGATTACAAGTCTGTTAGAATAAAGTATTACTTAACCTTGACCAACCCTAGAGGAGTCAAACAAAATGGCACAAGTCGGAAGACCAATAAACAAACTTCATCAGGAAGATGTACGCAAAAAGATTCAAGTAAGTCAATTACTAAATGTTTTGCAAAATCATGCACTTGGTGTAAATGATGATGAGATAAGTCCTACAAGGATGAAGGCTATTGAGATACTCTTGCGTAAATCAATGCCTGACATGGCTTCAGTAACCATAAGTGGCGACTCAGACCAACCACTTCAGCACATCGTTACATGGGCGAAGTAATCGAAATTCCCTATAAGCCAAGGGAACACCAACTAAAGGTTCACGAGTTACTGGAAGGCAAACGCTTTGCAGTAGTAGTTGCACATCGAAGGTTTGGTAAGACTGTTGCAGCACTTAATCACATAATCCGTGAGGCGGTGCTAAACGAGCAAGAAACACCTAGATACGCCTACATAGCACCTACTTATGGACAAGCAAAGCGTGTAGCTTGGGACTATCTCGTTAAATACACTACACCTCTAGGCGGTACTAATAACATCTCAGAACTGCGGGTGGACTTTTGGGGTAGACGTATTCAACTGTATGGCTCAGACAACCCTGATTCCCTCCGAGGTCAGTTCTTTGATGGGGTTATCGTAGACGAGGTGGGTGACCAAAACCCTAAGATATGGACAGACATCATCAGACCAAGTATTGTAGACAGAAAGGGCTGGTGCTTGTTTATCGGCACTCCGAAGGGACACAACCACTTCAAAGAACTAAGAGACAGGGCAAAAACAGAGGATGGTTGGGGGTTGCTAGAGTTTAAAGCCTCTGAGACAGGGGTGGTGGATAGCAAAGAACTGAGTGCCGCCAAGAACGAGATGGGGGAAAGTAAGTATGCCCAAGAGTTTGAGTGTAGTTTTGATGCGCCTGTAGAGGGTTCATATTATGGGGAAATCCTTGGTGAACTAGAACAAAAGAAGCATATGCAAGAGATTCCCAGAGAAGAACTAAGCAGAACCTTTACTGCTTGGGACTTGGGAATGGGCGACTCTACAAGTATTTGGGTGGCTCAATTGGTAGGCTCTGAGGTGCGACTGATTGATTACTACGAGAATCATGGGGTAGGCTTAGACCACTACGTTAAGTGGATTAAAGATAACGACTACACCAAAGCAGAGCATATTCTGCCCCATGACGTAAGGGTCAGGGAACTTGGAACAGGTAAAAGCAGACTTGAGATGCTTGAGGAATCAGGACTAGAGGTCAAGATAGCACCAAGGATGGGGTTAGATGATGGCATCCAAGCTGTTAGAAGGCTACTTCCGAGGTGCTGGTTTAACGTACCTAAAGTACAGATAGGTCTTAATTGCTTGAGAAACTACCACAGAGATTACGATGAGAAGCGTAAGATATTCTATGAGCGTCCGTTACATGATTGGTCTAGTCATGGCTCTGATGCTTTCCGCTACTTAGCACTAGGGTTGGATGAAGGACATTCAACATGGTCTAAGCCTATTAACCAACTACCGAAATGGATTGTCTGATGTATGTACAAATGCAAGGTGTAAATCTAGCACCCAAAGTAAAAGAACTTGAAAACCGACTTGAAATGCTTGAAAATGTGGTAAAAGCATTACAATTGGACAAACCCCGAATGGGTCGCCCTCCAAAGGACACAAATGGAACAGAACGAACTCAAATCAATCATACAGGCAGAGATTGATGACGCTATTGGATTCATTGAGAGTGAGACTGTCCAGCAGCGGAAACAGGCTCTGGAAGCGTATCTCAGACAGCCCTATGGTAATGAGGTTGAGGGTAAGTCTCAAATCGTTACAGGAGAGGTGGCAGAAGCGATAGATGGTGCGTTGCCTAGCCTAGTCCGTATCTTTACAGGCTCAGACAATATCGTAGTCTTTGAGCCACAAGGCCCAAGGGACGAGGCTTCCGCAAAACAGGCAACAGACTACTGTAATTGGGTATTCAACAGGGATAACGAAGGCGTAGCCATTCTGCATGATTGGTTTAAAGATGCACTCTTACAGAAGAACGGCATTGTTAAAGCCTATTGGGAAGACAAAGAAGACATAACCAAAGAGCGTTACTTTGACTTGACTAACGATGAGTTAGCAATGCTGATGAGTGATGAGACTATGGAGATTGTCGAGCAAGATACGACAGAGTTCCCAATATTTGACCCAATGGGGCAACCTGTTATAGACCCTCTGGGTATGCCTGTGATGGGTGCTACTCATAACGTAGTTGTCCAACAAAAGAAAAAGTCAGGCAAGGTAACGATTGAGAACGTACCCCCTGAAGAATTCTTGATAAGCAAGAAGGCTAGAACCATTGCGGATTCTCCTTTCGTAGCCCACAGGCAGATGTTGACCCGAAGTGACTTGATTGCGATGGGTTTCAACAAAGAACAAGTAGAAGGCTTGGCGATGGGTGATGCTTTGGCGTACACACCTGAGAGAGTAGCAAGATATTCCGCAGGTGAGCAACCCTACCAAGTTCAGACAGATGACCCTGCGATGCAAGAGATTGAAGTCTTTGAGTGCTACGTTAAGACTGATATAGACGGAAAAGGCATTGCCTCACTCGTTCAAGTGTTCTACGCTTCTAACGAGATTCTTGAGGATGAGAAGGGTAAGGAGATGGTTGAGGAAACTGACTATGTTCCTTTCCACTCAATCTGTCCTATACCAATACCGCATAAATTTTTTGGTAACTCGTTAGCAGATAGAACTACAGACATTCAACTTATCAAGACGACTATCACTAGGCAGATGTTGGATAACTTATATCTGACAAACAATGCTCGTGTGGTGGCGGTGGAAGGCCAAGTAAATTTAGACGACTTGCTTACTTCTACAGCAGGTGGTGTTATCAGGGCTAAGTCACAAGGTGCTGTTACACAGTTAGTTGTTCAGAACGTGGCAGCACAGGCTTTTCCGATGCTTCAGTATCTCGACTCGGTTCAGTCTAAGCGTACAGGTGTTAGTGATGCTTCACAGGGACTAGACCCCTCTATCTTGCAGAACGTCACAGCAGCAGCCGTAGCCTCTATGCAACAAGCTGGCGCAGGTAAGATTGAGATGATTGCTCGAATCTTTGCTGAGACAGGCGTAAAGTCTTTGTTTAAGGGCATCCTACACCTACTTTGTAAGTACCAAGACAAGGCTCGTTTGGTGCGTATGAGAGGTGAATTCGTAGAGTTTGACCCTCGTACATGGGCTAACCAATACGATGTTTCTATCAATGTGGGACTAGGCGCAGGGAATCGTCAAGAGCAGATGGCTATGCTGTCTATGGTTCTTGCTAAACAAGAACAGTTGATTGGTCAGTACGGCCCTGCTAATCCTTACGTTTCACCTGCACAATATCGTGGAACATTGGGACGCATGGTTGAGATTGCAGGGTTTAAAGATAGTGCTGAGTTCTACAAAGCGATTACGCCAGAGCAAGACCAAGCATTGAGCAATCCTCCTCCACAGCAACAACAGATGCCTCCAGAAGTACAGGCATTGATGGCTAGAACACAGGCTGAGATACAAGCTAACCAAGCTAAAGCACAAGCTGATATGCAGATGCAACAACAGCAGATGCAGATTGATATGCAGATGGCGCAACAGAAGGCTGCTCTTGAAATGCAATTGTTGCGTGAAAAAGAAGGTGCTAAGTTGCAACTAGAGCGTGAGAAACAACAGGCTTACTTTGCATTGAAGCAACAAGAGTTTGAAGCTGAAGCACAACTGAAAGCAATGAAAATTGGTGCTGGCATTACATCTAACGTAGAGATTAGGGGTTAATTATGGCTACTACTGTCGAAGACCTTTATAGACAGATTTTAGGGCGTGAGCCAGAAGCTGAAGGTTTGGCTTATTGGCAAAGTGCTTTTGGTAACTCGGTTGACCCTGCTGAACAAGCGTCTTTTATGCAATCAGTTCAGAGTGCGCTATCCGCAGCACCTGCTGAACAGCAAGCTACTTTAGCACCTAATTTAACTACAGAATCTTCTACACCATCAGTTGTAGCAAAACTTACAGACCAGATTCTGTCTCAAGGCACAACTGACAAATGGTCAGGTCAAGGTTTTGGCTCTGCACAAGCAAATGCTGCTGACATGGCTAAGATTCTTGCTCAAACAGGCGTAACAGATATTAACCAGTTTGGTCAGATTACTAAACAAGTTCCTGTTACTTACACAGATGAAAATGGCACTTTATACGATACCGGTCAAACACAAACAGTTACTACTTATGGAAATAAAGTAACTGGTCAAGAAGTTCCTAATACCTATAGTGAACGTCAAACTGGCAATGCTTTTGGTGGTACTTTTACAGGTAAAGGTAACACAGGTTATAGAGTAGAAATTGCACCTAATGGCACTCCAGTTTTTTATACAACTGGTGCATCAAGTTCTGACGCAGGTGATTGGATGCCTATTGTTCAACTTGCACTAGCAGCTACTGGCGCAGGTGGACTGCTTGGTGGTGCTTTATTAGGCGCAGGTGCTGGCGCAGTAGCCACTAACGCATTGGGTAATGCTATTCTTGGTGGCTTAACAACTGGTATCGCTGGCGGTGATGCTTTTAAAGGCGCATTGCTAGGTGGTGCAGGTGGCGCATTGGGTGGCTATCTGCAAGGAGGCCCAATAGACGCATCAAACATGACTTCAGCGCAATTTAACGATGCTCTTGAAGGTCAACTTATTGGAGAGATGCAAGGCGCAGGATTAACAAACGCACAGATTACTCAGTTTTTAGAAAACGCAAGTGCGGCAGATATTTCATCAATTGTTAATACAATACCAGTAACGGGCGCATCAGATACTTTGCTTGTTAATGCTGCTAGAGCACCAATTACTGCAACTGATTTAATTAACACTCTTTCACAAGTTCCAACTGTTGCTGTAACTACAAATAGACCAGACCAAGTATCTCCAGATGTACTTAATGCTGTTACATCTATTTTAAGTGGCGCAACTACTACACCACCAACAGTTGAAATTACTACTGAAAGACCTACACAACCTGATATTCCAGTAATTACTACAACACCTGTTGTTACTACTCCTACAGTTACTACTCCTACAGTAACAACACCTACAGGTACAACTTCAACTACTACAGATACACCATTAAATGTATCTGATATTATTAGGATTATTGGAATTGGGACTACTATTGCTGGGATTAACTCTGTTACTGGCGGTGGTGGCGATGGTGGTGTTACACAATATCCAATTGTTGATGTTCCTGCTGATTGGAAAACACCTCCAAAGACAGGCGTTGCGCCATTTACAGGTTTGCCTCCAATTAACTTTGGCAACAGAAACCTACTGCGTGGCACTCAATGGGAAAAGTTCCTAGACCCTAACTATGGTCAAGTGCCAGAGCCTATCCAATACTCACAGCCATCTAGCTTGAGTTACAACGATTTAATGGGTATCTTGGGTAGCAAACAAGGTATGCCATCAGCAAGTAGCCTAAGTATTAACGACATTATTTCTGGAATACAAAACCAATATGGACAAGCACGTACTGGCGCAATGGGCTAAAAACCTATTAAATGATGATTTCTTTAAAGAAGTCATAGATAACTTGAAAAAAGAACAGATTAGTGTGATAATTAACACAAGTGCAGAAGAATGTGATAGGCGTGAAGATGCTTATCGGCACATTAAGACTATTGAACTGATTACAGGACACCTAGAAGGTTTAGCCTCGGAAACTGTGATTAGAGAGAAGAAGTGGAAGATTCTTTAGGGTTTACCCTAACCTCCGTCCAGAAGGTTTCTGGCGATTATTGAGATGACAAATGGAAAACACCAACCCTCAAGGGAGTGAAAGCCTAAATGTAGTTCAAGCCGCTTCAGCGTTTGAAAGTCTGATGGGTGATTCCGAGGAAGCTGACAACAGCCAAGCCGAAGGTCAACTAGAGGAAGTTCAAGAAACTGATGAAGTTGAGTATTCTGAAGAACCAAAGCCTAGATATAAAGTCAAGGCATCTGGTGAGGAAGTTGAGGTAGAACTTGACGAACTTATTAAGGGTTATCAACAAGGTACGGACTACACAAAGAAGTCTCAGGCTCTAGCTGAACAACGTAAGGCAATTGAAGCTGAACGTGGTCACTTAGAGTATGTTAAACAAGAGCGACAGGCATACGCTCAGAAGTTGCAAGCGTTGGATAGCTTCCTTACGCAGCAACATCAGGGTGTGGACTTAGAAGTTTTAAAGGAAACAGACCCTATCGGTTATGCGGTAGCGGTAGCTGAACAGACACAGCGTGAGAAGCAGTTAGCAGTAGTCAGGAATGAACAGCAACGCATTGCCCAACAGCAACAAGCAGAGCAACAATCCTCTTTGCAAAACCATCTCCGTCAAGAATCTGAGAAGCTAGTTAGTCTGATTCCTGAGTTAGCTACACCACAGGGTGATGCGGTTCGGAAACAAATCCGTGACTATGCGAAATCTGTAGGTTGGACTGACCAAGAACTTAGTTCCGTGTATGACAGTCGTGCGGTGAATACTTTGTATAAGGCAATGAAGTACGAGCAACTTCAAAAGAGCAAACCTGAGTTGAATAAAAGACTCCTGTCTGCCCCTAAGATGATGCGTAGTGGTACTTCTGCACCTCCTGCAAAGTCTGCACAAGATAAACAGGCGATGCAAAGGTTGCGTGAGACAGGAAAAGTCTCAGACGCTGCTAGAGCATTTGAACGATTTTTATAAATTTTGGAGTAATTTATGGCTACCTATCAAACGTATACCGCTATCGGTATGAGAGAAGACCTTTCGGATGTTATTTATAACATCTCACCAACCGACACGCCTCTAATGAGTACCATTGGCAAATCTAAAGCTACTGCTGTTTTGCATGAGTGGCAATTAGATAGTTTGGCAGCCGCTGGACTTAACATAGCAGTCGAGGGTGCAACAGCATCTGACGCTACTATGTCGCCTACGACTCGTGTAGGTAATCGTTGCCAGATTTCACAGAAGACAATCAAGATTTCAAACACCTTGCAAGCTGTGGATAAGGCGGGCAGAAAATCCGAAAAAGCCTATCAACTTGCCAAAGGTTCTGCTGAAATTAAGCGGGACATGGAATTAACATTGTTGAGCAATCAAGTTGCAACCAATGGTAACTCCTCTACGGCTCGTGCTTTGGGCGGTCTGCAAGCATGGTTGAGCACAAGCTACTCTGGCGGTACTTCTGGTGTCGCTGGCTCTTTAGGCACTACTGCTCGTACCAATGGTACTAACCGCACTTTCACAGAAGCAATCTTGCAATCTGTTGTTAAGAGCGTTTATACCGCAGGTGGCAATCCTAAAATCTTGATGGTCACACCAGCGCATAAGCAAACAGTATCTGCATTTGCGGGTATTGCTGCACAGCGTTACATGGCCCCAACTGATGCGCCTACTACCATAATCGGGGCGGCAGACGTATACCTGTCAGATTTCGGAAGTCTGAGCGTTGTTCCCTCAAGGTTCATGAACAGCACCAACTCTGCTGATGATGTGGCATATGTGCTTGACCCCGACATGGCTGCTATTGCTTATCTGCGTCCATTCCAAACCAATGAGTTGGCTGTTACGGGTGATGCTGAAATGACACAGTTATTGGCTGAGTTCACATTGGAAGTTAAGAACGAAGCTGCACACGGCATCATTGCTGACTTGACATAACACTTAAGTGACCCCAAAAATGCCTCAGACTAACCCTCTGGGGCATTTCTTTTTCTACTCAAACTGATAGAATTGATGTATGGAAAACTTTAGACAAACTGCTGTTCATGCCGATGGTGAAGGTGGCATCATCATTGAGACTAAACAAGACGTAACAGATATCATTGAGCAAAACCAAAAGGAATATAACTCCTTTGATGAACGTGCTAAATGGTCTGATGAGTTGTTTGGTAACAAGATAGCCTCTATTCCGTTTACAGTTATTGATGAACTGAACAAACAAGGAATCATGCGTGGCTTTGCTGTGCTTGATGAAAAGCGTTTTAAAGCATGGTTAAACGAGCGTGATAACAGAGTTTTTAGAACTCGGACAGGAGTTGTATGAGTTTTACTACATATGCTGAACTGCAAACAGCCATCGCAGGGTACTTGGCTCGTTCAGACCTAACTACTGAGATTACAGACTTTATCCGTTTGGCAGAGACTCGTTTACGCAGAGACTTGCGTATTCGACAGATGTTGACCTCTGCGACTCTTACCTGTACCCCTGCTGTGGCTACAGTTGCTATTCCGTCAGGGTTCTTGCAAGTAAGTGATTTTGTTGTTTCGGGTAATCCTGTACAGCCGTTATCTTACGAAAACCCTGCGTTATTTTCCCGTAACTCTAGAACGATGGATGCGGGTAAACCCAAGACTTATACAGTTTTAGCATCTACATTTGTATTAGCACCAATTCCTGATTCAGCAATTACGTTAACTTTAGTTTATTCTGCTGCACCTGATTTTTTAAGTGTAACAAACACATCAAATACATTTCTAACTGTGTGTCCTGACTTGCTCTTGTATGCGTCTTTGTTAGAGGCAGAGCCTTACCTAATGAACGATGCTCGTATCAATACATGGGGGACTATGTTTGATAGGGCTTTAAATGGCTTAACTACGTCTGATGAGCAAGGGCAATACTCTGGTGTTCCCTTGACTATTAGAGCAACATAATATGCCAACACAACGAATTAAATTTGGTGAGTGGATGCCTGACCAATCGGGTATCTCTGGTGCGTTGACAGATGCGAAGAATGTTGTTTCTCTTGCTGTCGGGTACGGCCCTTTTAACTCAGCAGTAGCTTTCTCTGACGCTGCCTCAGAAAACCTCGTATCACTCTACGCTGCCAAGAATCCAGACTCAACCACTCAGTTGTTTGTGGCTGGCACAAGTAAAATCTTTACTGTGAGTGGTATCGGTGCTTTGACTCAGGTCAAATCTGGTATGACAACAGGCGTTGATGACAGGGTAAGGTTTACTCAGTTTGGTACACGAGTAATAACGACTAATAACGCTGACGTACTACAGGCATGGACGCTAGGAACATCAACTTCTTTTGCTAATCTAAGTGCATCTGCACCGATAGCTAAGTTTATTACTGTGGTGCGTGACTTTGTTGTTTGTGCAAATACGTTAGAAACGACACAACAGCAGTATCGTGTAAGGTGGTCTGCTTTAAACGATGAGACTGATTGGGTAGCAAATGTAAACACGCAGTCTGACTTTCAAGATATTCCTGATGGTGGACAGATTGTAGGAATCAGGGGTGGTGAGTTTGGCTTGGTGTTCCTAGAAAGAGCGATTAGCCGAATGACCTATGTAGGGACTCCGTTTATATTCCAGTTTGACAATATCTCTCGTAACAAGGGGTGTTTAGTTGCAGGTTCTATTGCTCAGTACCAAGGGGTTACATTCTTCTTGTCAGACGATGGTTTCTATATGTGCGATGGACAGAACGTCATTCCAATTGGTAGCGAGAAGGTAGACAGGTTCTTTATTGATGATGCCTCTGAATCTGACTATGGTTCTATGAGTTCTGCTGTAGACCCTGTTCGCAAACTTGTGATTTGGAACTATGTAGATACAAGTGGGAATCGTAAACTTTTGATTTATAACTTTGCCACTAAGATGTGGACGTATGCAGACGCAGGGACTGACTTCTTGTCTGAGGCATCTTCAACTGCTGTGACGCTTGAGCAGTTAGATAGTATCTCTGCAAGCATTGATGCTTTGCCTACCTCGCTTGACTCTAGGTTATATGTGGGTGGGCGGTACTTCTTGGGCGGTACGCTGGCAACAAAGGTCTTTACCTACACAGGTGCATACGCCACAGGAAACATAGTAACTGGCGATATTGAAACAGGTGGGTCATCTGTAATCACTCTGGCTAGACCTCAAGTAGACAATGGCTCTGCTGATGTGTCTGTGGCTTCTAGGCAGTTATTAAGTGATAGCGTGAACTTTGGAACTGCTGTTACGCCTGATGGCAATAACAGGGCTTCCCTTAGAAGTGCAGGTAGGTATCACAGAATTCAGCTAGTACCTACAGGGTCAGATTGGAAGACTGTGGTTGCTGTGGATGTAGACGTTGTGCCTCAAGGTGTGCGCTGATGTTTAGAAGCCTACCTGCGTTTGGTGGTGACCAGAGGGCTGTGGCTGAAGTTGTGCGTGGCATCATGGATGGGAAGACCAATAACACAGGGACTTTGACTCTGGCAACTGGTGGTGCTTTAACTACCACTCTGACAGACCGAAGGATAGGCCCAGACAGCGTGATTGTCTTTGTCCCTGCCTCTGCTGCTGCTAATGCTGATTACTCTCCTTATGGGGCTTTCCAAGACGGAACAGACCAGACTGTAGCTAATACAACGACTGCCTATCCCATTACTTTTGATACAACGGACTTCTCTAATGGAGTCACTTTATCAAACAGTTCTAGGTTAAATGTAAAAGTGGCAGGGCTGTATAACATACAGTTTAGTATTCAATTAAAAAATACTACCAATGACTCACAAGATGCTGATATTTGGTTTAGAAAGAATGGTACAGATATAACTGCTTCCAATAGTAGATTTGGTTTAGCCCAGAGAAAAGCATCTGGTGACCCATATCACTTGATTGGGGCAATGAACTTCTTTGTAGATTTGGCAGCTAATGACTACATTCAGTTGATGTGGAGAGCGTCAGACACTGGTGTAATTATTGAGCATTATGTTGCTGGAACAAGCCCTACTAGACCAGCTACGCCATCTGTGATAGCGACTGTTAACTTAGTGTCACTCGCTGCCTCGACAAATATCTACGCCAGTTCCCAAGGACAGGGTACGGCTACGATTACCCACTTTGCCAATTCAACTGCAAATAAGACATATCGGTATGCAATTATTGGTTGATTTTAATAATTTATGTATAATGGATTCCGTGGATGACCCATCTTGGAATCCGAAACTCTAGGAGTAAAAGATGGCTACTACTACCACATCACAAGTTGACCCAACAATCCAACCTTATTTAGGTTATGGATTACAGCAAGCACAGCAGTTATATCAGGGCGGTGGGCCTCAGTATTATGGTGGCCCAACTTATGTAGCCCCATCGACTACTACTCAAACAGGACTACAGGCTTTAGAGGCTCGTGCTTCTTTGGGTAATCCACTACTACAGTCTGCTCAGACTCAGTTGCAGAATACAGTTTCTGGTGATTTTCTAGGTGGAAACCCTTTCTTTCAAGGTGCTTTCAGACCTGCTGCACAAGCGGCTGAGACTCAGTTTAAAACAACTTTAGGCGACATTGCATCTAAGTCTAGCCTAGCAGGGCGTTATGGCTCTGGTGCTATGGGTTCATTGCAAGACAGGGCTACTGGTCAGTTTGGTCAACAGTTGGCTAATACTGCTGGTCAACTGGCTTACCAGAACTACGAGCAAGAACGAGCAAGACAGCAAGCAGCTACGATGGCTGCGCCTCAGATGGCTGGTGCTGACTACCAAGACATTCAGCAAATGTTGCAAGCAGGTCAGTTGCGTGAGGGTTACCAAGGTCAGCAAATGCAGGGTGACATTGCTAAGTTTAACTTCTTGCAAAACCAACCACAACAGAACTTACAGAACTATCTATCTTTGGTTTATGGCAACCCATTAGGACGAGTTGGTCAGTCTACACAAACTGGTTATGCAGACACATCTACATTGCAAAATGTGCTTGGTTTGGCTGCTGTTGGTGGTGGTTTGTATAAGAATTTAGGTGGTAATTGGTTAAGCAACAGTAATTGGTTAGGTGGTAGTGATAATGCTAACCAAGTTCTTTCAGCGTATGGGGTTTAATTATGGCTGGACTATTAGACATTTTCGGTACAGGCGGTGCAGACACAATGGGTCTGCTCGGTATGTCACAAGCTGACATTGCTCGTAATCGTGATGATGCACAAGCACAAGCCTTGTATGCCCTAGCAGGACGTTTATTCCAAGGAGGGAATACTGGTCAGTCTATTGCTGAAGGATTGCAACTTGGTCAGCAAGCCTACAAGGGCGGTATGAAAGATGTTATGCAAAGCCAGTTACAGAACTATCAGTTATCTGAAATGTTGCGTAAGCGTAAGCAAGAAGAACAGATGCGTTTACTTGCGCCACAAATCTTTACCACTACAACTACGCCAGAACAGGTTACTTTCCAAGGTCAACCAAGTCAATTCCCTGCTCGTGATGAGGAAGGTAATTTAATGCCTGACATGGGTGTAAGACCTGCTCAGACTACACGCACTATTGACCCTAATAAGCTACAAGCCTTGGCTATGTTGTCGTCTGACCCAATAGCCTCATTGTCGCAAATGGCTAAACTTGTTCCCGACTTGCGTAAAGCAGGGTTTCTTGGTGCTGGTGGTCAAGAAGATAATCCTTTCTTGCAATTTACAACTGACCCAACAGTTCCTAAACATCTTCAAAAACTTGCTGCTCAGTATGCTACTAGCTATAGCAAAGGGTTGATTGAACCCGATAAAGCTGACACACGAGCAAAAGAAATTACAGAGGCTATTGGCAGAAGTCAGCAATTCCAGCAGTCTCAAGCTACTATTACCTCTGCACAACAACAAACTAAAGTTTTCCAAGATGCAATGCTTGCATTAAGGGAAAAAGGTCAACAAGACACAGCAGAATATAAAAACTTACAGGCTCAAAATACTGCTGCATTGCTTGCACTTAAAACGGCAGCAGAAGCTAATAAGCCAGAACAATTCTCTTATGCCCAAAAGAAAGAGTTTGATATTCTGAACAAATACAAAGCAGAAGCTAGTAAATCTGACGATATGGCTAGTGCTGCAATGAGGGCTTCACCATTGTTAGACCAAGCGTATGGCACACGCTTTGAAGCTGGAGTTAAAAGTGTAGGTGCGGCAGTTGGTTTTGGTTCTGACGCTAAAGACGCAAATGACAAATTGAAAACCATAGCGCAAACACTAGTTTTGAACGCACCTAAACTTGGTGGTAGCACATCAAATGCTGATGCAGAGCGATATGATAAAGCTGCTGGTTCTTTAGATAACCCATCAACTTCATTGGAAGCTAAAAAGGCTGCTTTGAAAGATATTATTTATCTAAGTGAAAAACAAAAAGCATATGCTGAACAGGCTGAAAACTACTTCTACGAAAACAATAAGAGTATGCGTGGATTTAAGTTTATTCCTCCTCCAGACCCATCTAAAAATCCATACGCAAGGTAAATATGGAAAAGCCAACAGCTAAAGACATTGCTTATTTAAAAGCTAATCCAGAGACTGCATCACAGTTTGATGAAATCTTTGGTAAAGGCTTGGCTGCAAGATTAGTTCCTCAAAGTGCTGATGTTGCAACATTTGGTTTATACCCACAGATGGGTAGCAAACGAACAGGGCGTTCTGAGGAATCAGCTAGTAAATTTGTGGGTGCTGCGACTCGTGGCATGGCTGCGCCTTTGGTTGGTGCTGCTGCGTTGACTCCGTTAGGCCCATATGGACAACTTGCGGGTTCTATGGCTGTTCCAGTTGGTGACGCTCTTAATGCACTTATCAACATGATTCTTATCGGTGGCGAACAACTTACTGGTAAGGATTTACCTCGTTTGCAAATGTTGTCTAAAACAGTTCAAGATGGCTTGACAAGCGTAGGGGTAGCGAAGCCTGAGACAACTGGTCAACGCATGGTAGAGGCAGGTTTTGGGGCTTTGGGCGGTACAGGCACAGCAGTAGCATCATTGCCTAACATTGCTAGACAATCAGCCACTCCTATGGTGAGAGAGATGGCTACTAGGATGGCTGTAAACCCTGCACAGCAATTAGCGACTTCTTTCCCTGCTGGCGCAACAAGTCAAATGATGGCAGAAGCAGCGCAACCTATTGTTGGTGATATTCCCGCTAGTGTTTTAGGCTTGGCTGCTGGTGTTCCAGTAGGTGCTATGGGTATGCAAACTAAAGCAAGAACACCTGCACCTTTGACATTTGCAGAACAGCGTAATGCGGCTATGGCTGGCAAGGCTAAAGTTCTTGGATTTACTGATGAGTTAGCGTTAACACCTGCACAAGCTGGCGCAGGTAAAACTGCTCAATTGTTTGAGGCTGTTGCTTCTACATTGCCATTCTCATCTTCTCAGTTTACCAAGAAGTTTAATCTTCAAGCAGACTATGCAGAGAAGGTTCTAAATCAGATTGCTAATATGTTTGGCGGTATGCCAAGCGCACCTGATGTAGCGTTCTCTAGTGGTGCTAAAGCCGTTAGACAAGCTGCTGATAGAAATGTAAATAAGATTGGTGAGGCAATTTCAACTGTTTCATCTCAATCTGACATTGTTTTGTCTGAAGTTCCTAACTTCAAAGCAGATATTATGAAGGCTAAAAAACTTCTTGAAGATTTGCCTCCATCAGCTAGAAAAGACAAATTGTTTAAAGAGTTTGAAGAATTTTACTTTGGTGCTAAAAATGAAGCATTGGATAAACAGGTTCAAGCTGCATTGGATGAAGCTGGTCTAAAGCCAACAAATCCTAACTACAAACAGTTTGGTGATAAGGTTCGTCAGCAATTGATTGACTCTGGTACACCTGAGTATTCATTTCAAGGATACGAGCAAAAAGGCTATATCTCTGGTTCTGCTTACCAAAAACAACGTAAATTGTTTAGCGACTTAGCCTATGAGCAACGTGGTACAGAGATTGGTAAAGCATTTAGACAATTGCGTGACGCTTTAGATGATGCACGAGATATTACATTTACAAAACAAGGTCTTGATGCAGAAGTTACAAAGTTAAAGGGTTTGCGTACATCTTATGGTGAAGCGACTAACCTAAATCAGCGTTTTGCAAATGCTAACGATTCAACCATTGTTAAAACAATATCTAACAATGAGAGTGGTGCTGCCGAGCAAATTATTCCATTGCTGGATGAAGCTGGCAAATTAGCATTGGCTCGTGGTGTATTGGCTGACATTAAACTAGGCTCATTGAACAATGCAGGTGATATAGACATTACCAAGTTTGGTAAAAATATAATTAAGACTGACGAAAGGTCACCCTCTACATTGCCTAGCATCTTTGGACAAGAATCAGCTAGTCAAATGGTGGCTTTGGCTGACGTTGCTCAATCTGCTTTAAAGCCTAAGATTGGCAGTAGTCAGACAACCGAGAGAGCAACGATGGCTAATATGCTCACGTCAGGCCCTGCCAAGGTTGCGGGTATCTTAGGAGGAACTAGTGCTATGGGTGTTCCATTGACGGCTGGTGCTGCTAGTTTGGGTATACCTCCTATATTATCAAAAGCGTATTTAAGCCCTACTGTACAAAACTTTTATGAGCGTTTGAACATCAAAGAGCCATTGTTAAACTACATGGCTTCACCAGCAGAGGCTACTCAGATGTTTGCTGCATCCCCACAAGGTTTATTAGGTCTTGCACCTGATTTACGATACAGACTAGATTTAACTGGTATGGCTAACCCCGACTAAGGATTAACATGGCAAAGACCAAGATTTCAGAGTACAGCGCAACTGCTAGTAGCAATACTGACATTAACAGTATTAACTTAGCGGAGGGGATGGCCCCGTCATTGGTCAACAATGCTATCCGTCAATTGATGGCGCAGTTAAAGGATTTCCAAGCAGGTACTGCTGGCGACAATGTAACTGTGGGTGGTAACTTAGCGGTTACTGGTACATCTGCATTTACTGGTGCAATCTCAGCACCTATGACTGCTGGAACGATTGATGGTGTACCGATTGGCGGGACAACCACTGCTGCGGGTGCGTTCACAACTTTAGCGGCATCTGGCACGACAACCCTTGCAGGTG